GCAGGAGCAGGAGCAGGTGCAGGTGCAGGTGCAGGTGCAGGAGTAGGAGCAGGTGCAGGTGCAGGTGCAGGTGGCTGGGACGTGGGCATACCGAGCCGACCCGCAGTCGCAGATCCACCGGCCTGGACTGGTTGAGCTTGCGCTGAGCCAGTAGGTGCAGTTGTGGGCTGAGTCGGTAGACTGAATCGCGTTTCATGTAGAGTGTTGCTCGTGGGAGCCTGATGACGGATGTACTCTGCGTTGGGATATACATGCACCCGGGGAGGAGCCACGGAGACGGGAGTAGGTGCCGGAGCAGGTGCCGGTGCCGGAGCAGGTGCCGGCGCGGAGGCAGGAGCCGCACCACCAACAACAATCGGAGTCAGGTCAGTGATAAAGGTCGAATAGCCATCAGTGGAAATAAAGATTTTCCCTTCGCGACCATCTTGTGTTTTGACCGACAACCACGTACCCAACAATTGAAGTTTTGCAAGAACTACATGATTCATTGGGCTGATTTGCCGCTGAGCCATTCTTGGTTTTAAATATTTAATATTTATATAGCAAATAATAATCAATTTTATTGTATTTATTATTTTTTTCCTAAAAATATTAAACTAATTAATATAGTAATAAATATTAAATAATAACTTTTCTTGTTAAGTCAAATAATCCAATAAAAATGTATTACAAATTTATTGATATTATTATTTCACTAATATTAATTATTTCATTAATATACAAACTATCCCAATTATGGTTCTCTAGAAATAAACAAAGAAAAATAGACACTTTCGAAGACATAATTACTCAAACAACAATACCAGAATCTACACCTATACCAACACCTATACCAATGCCTACAGATGTAGAGACACAATGCACGGCTGATAATAATGTAATTGGTTATTGTTTAAATTATAATGGATGTTGTACCCAGAATACATTATTAAATAGTAGTTGTTTTTGTAATCATCCTTTAGTCCAAAAATGTAAAGATTCATATGATAAATGTATTTCTAGTCAAAATAAAGATAGTATAAATAATTGCAAAGATATACTAAAATCATGCTGTCTAGATTATAATAAAATAAATATCGATATAGCCAATTTTAATAAACCAATTAAACAAGAACAACAAAGCAAAATGATATGCTCAGTTAGCAGTACCAAAAATATTGACCAAAAATGTATGGAATTATGCCAAACTACACCAGAATGTAAATCATATAGTGTAGATACAATAAATTGTATGTTATTTAGTGATATTGACCCTATTCAACAAAAACAAGGTATTACACCAATTACAGATTATTACATTAAAAAAAATACAAAATAATAAAAAATAATAAAAATATCCTTTAACCGACTGATAGGCAAAGAGCTTAAGCTCGCTAAGCTCGCTTGCGCTGTTATAACACCTGAAAAGGCAAGCAAAGCTTGCCTTTAGAAGGTTGAGTGGTTAGCTTTGCTAACCACACACCTATCTGTCTTAACTTATTTTTGGTCTATCCTTTTGGAGAACGGCTGTAAAAAACGAACTTGTGAGTTTTTTTAAGCCGTCGGTAAAAGGATAAACAAATACGTATATAAAAATAAAAGTAAAGATATATTATAATTAGAAACACAACAATAGCTTAGTAATACAATATAATGTCTGCAATCGAAAATATTCTGGAAGATAATAATACAGAACCAGATGACCAGACTGATAGCAAGTCTATTATTACTACAACCGGTAAACCATATAATAAAAAATCAACTTTTGAAGGGGCTACTCCCCTTACACCAAAGCCCAATAGGGCTTTCGAAAAAACTTGCGAACATTGCAACAAAGTAATTAAAAGTGCAAAGTCTTATGACAATCATATTAATACCCAAGTTTGCTATAGTCGTGATGAACTAACATATTGTAAATTATGCAAAATTACTTTATCTAATCATAATGAATATTTAAAACATTTATTATCAATGGAACATATTAATAAAATAGGTTGTAATAATCTAGAAGTACTACATAATAATCAACCTAGTACTATACTACAAGCAGATCCATATTTAACTAATAATGAGGCTCGAAGCATTGGTACTAATAATTTAGGTAATAAATTCACTTTTGTATTTGAAAATAATAACACCCAAACTATTAATCTTATACAAAATGATACTAAACCAGAAAAGATAGGTGAAAAGATAGGTGAAAAGATAGGTGAAAAGATAGGTGAAAAGATAGGTGAAAAGATAGGTGAAAAGATAGGTGAAAAGATAGGTGAAAAGATAGTGGAAAAAATAATAGAACCAACACAAAAACAAATGAAAATATTAAATCTTTTAAATAATATATCAAATGTTGCAGAAGGATGTAAAATATTATTAGTTATGCTAGATAATAAATTAAATATTGAAGATTACAATGGACTACAAAATATTATAAAAAAAGACACTAATATGAAACCAGAATATAAATCTGCATATTCAGAAATTATTGATAAATTTGTTTCTATGTTAATTAAACGCAAAAATAACGGAGAAACAATCTACAAAGATAAAGATATTTCAAAGTTAGTAATTTCATTAACAATCTAATAACATTTTTTTTTGTATTTTTTTTTATTTCTATGCGTATAATAATAAATAATAAATATTTACTAATTATTCTAAATCTAATATTCATTAAGGATATATTCTAGAATGCCTACATCACGCAAATCATCAAAACGTTCAAGCACAAAACAAAATAATAATACTTCAACAAATTATAATCCTACGAGCACAAATAAAACAGAGGGGAAAACAGAGGGGAAAACACATGGGGCTCATATTAACGGATTAATATTTACAGTACTTATACAAGGTCTAATTCTTTATTACCTATACAATCTAGAAGGTACTGAATGTAATTGTATACGTGATTGGCGTCATAATTATATAAAATACTTTGCAATATTTTTAATTGCATATAGTGCAATAAATATTACAATAGTAAATATGCCACGTGCTCTAATTACCATAGGTATGACTATCACAATATTTCAGTTAATTAATCTATATGCATTTTTTACTTATGTGGGTGATTTGAATGAAACTAAATGCGCATGTGCTGTTGAAAAACAACCTTTACTAAATAGTACAATGAATGTTTTACGTTGGATACAATTTATTACTTTCGTTATTATAATAGTTGTTATTATATGGCTATTGTTATTTATGCGAAAAATGATAAAGAACCTTGTTGGTGTAGGTAAATAAATAATTTTTTACAATACTTAATATTTTATTCTTTTTATTTCTTATTCTAGAATAGGTAAACAAATACACAACAAATTAAATGTCTTCCAGAAAATCTAGTTCTTCCAGATTAAGTAGCAAACGGGAAATAGCTACACCAATTGCTGATACAAAACCAAAACCTATTACCGCAATAATGACTTCTGTAATTGTAATTATATATAATCTACTTATTCTAGGTTATCTAATTACATTAGAAGGACAACAATGCAAATGTATTCGTGATTGGCGACACGAGTTCCTTAAATATTATTCTGGTATGATGATAATTTACAGCATTATATTAATAATTCTAACAGGTACTCAATATCGCAATAGTATATTTGTTATGGCTATGCAAAATATATTAATGCTATTATCATTTGTAAATATATGGTGTCTATATACCTATATTGGTGATTTAGACAGCACTAATTGTATATGTGCTATTAATGACCAACGCAATATGCATTATTTTCTATACATATGGCGTTATGTATTAGTAGGTATGCTTATACTAGGACTGATTATGATTATAATAAGCGCTCTAAGTAGTAATTAAACACTTTTGAATAATGCTACTACAATTAGACCAGATACTGCAAATGTTGTTATGAAAGAAAATATTGATGCCATTCTAGCAAATACTATTTCTGCATTATTCAAATCATAACAATATCTGCTAGAATTATTACAATTCTTAGCAGATGCTTGAAATACAAATTGTGATAGAAATATTCCACCTACAAGCGCAAATAACCACACTACAAATCCTATAAACACAAAAAATATTCCTAACCACCCATATGATGCCAATGTAATACTACCATAAACTCCTAAAAATGTCATTAATATAAATATTATCCAATACATAACAATACGGAACCTCGCAAATCCCATTTGTGTTATATCTAAATCTGCACAAGTATTATTTCTTACTAACTTTTGTACAGGTATTGTCGTCATCGTAGTTTTTGCAGGTATTGTTGTCATTGTAGTTTTTGCAGGTATTGTTGTCATTGTAGTAGTGGCAGGTATTGTTACCTGTGGTTGTAGTATTGGAACTGGTGGTAGTATTGGCACCTGTGGTAGTATTGTTGTAATATCTTCAAAACTATCACAGTCCATTGCAGATGCATTAAATGCAATTCTGTTTATAAAAACATCTCCAGTAATCATACACGAAAAAAACAATAATACTAATAATACTAATAATAAAGATAATATAAATCTGATAGGCATTTAACTAACTTATTATTCTAATATAATATATTATTCTAATATAATATATTATTCTAATATAATATATTATTCTAATATAATATTAGTTATTTATAAAAAAAAATGCTTCTAAAAATATTGCAAAAATGACAATTGTATTATTTTGGATAGTATTTATTCCTCTATGTATACTACCACTTGTTCTATGTAGTGGTTATTGCAAATATATATTTTAGAAATAAACAATTTATTAAAATAGTAAAAAAAGATTGGTTATAAATTAATTATTGCTTAATGCTTAATATGTCTTTACACGAATACCGGTTTCTGACATGCCAATACTTGTTACCAAATTGAATTTTATCTCATTTTTAGCACTTTTATTATGTAATTGCAATATAGTTTCACATCCCAGATAACTCATTCCAGATTTAATACCACCATTAATCTGCTCAATAAGATCAACTACACTACCTGTTAATTCTTGTTCACCATCTACCCCTTCTGATGTAAAATTTGTTTTCAACTTTTTATTTGGGTGTTCAGCAGTTTTTTCTTGCTTACTTAAATTAGCCATAGTACTTGCCATACCACGAATATACTTAAAACGACGACCATTACGGAAAATAATTTGACCTGGACTTTCCTCAGTTGATGCCAACGTACGACCTAACATAATTGCACTCGCACCACACGCTAATGCTTTAACCTTATTACCAGTCTTACCCAAACTACCACCATCACAAATTATATTCGGTTGCACATTATTCTTAAACTTATAATTAAAACATTCTGCTACAGCACTAAATTGACCTTTACCAATTCCTGTTTCCAATCGAGTAGTACAAATACTACCATTACCAACACCTACACGCACACAATCAACATCAAACTGGGATAAAGCCTGATATCCTTGCCAATTACATACATTACCTACCATTAGTACAATGGATGGATATTTAGCACGAATAATTCGAATAGCATTAAATACATTTTCATTGAATCCATTTGCAACATCAACACAAATTAAATCAGTCCCTGCCTCAATTAATTTAGCCAAACGCTCTAGATAATCACCTATAATACCTATAGATGCACCAACACATAAAGCACCATTTTTATCAACACATGCTTTTGACTTATTATCCTCATAATGACGAATATTCTTTAAAGTTAATAATCCCTTTAAAATAGTACCATCCGTAAGCGGAATTTTTTCGATTCTTTGCCTTAACATAATTTCTTTAGCTTTAGTTAAAATATTATCTAGAGATTTATCAATATTATCACAACTATATTTTATATCAAGCGTAATAATATCACATCTTTTTAATTTTATCATATCAGAAACTGTAAGATCATGAGCGCTACCTTTAAAATTAATTTTACGTTGATCTACAATATATTTCATATACTCTATATCACGACGGGTAATTAAACCTACAAACTCGTTCGATTCCATTGTGGACACTACACAAAATGAAGATACATTATATTTATCTGACAATTGCACTATTTCATTATATGTAGTACTAGGAATAATACGATAAGGTTCCTGGATAATATACTGCAAAAAACGCTTTACCTTAGTTATATGTTGAACCTGCTCATCTATATCCATATAACGATGTATAATACCTAATCCACCAGATAGCGCCATCTTAATTGCCATATCCTTTTCAGTAACTGTATCCATAGGACTACTAATTAACGGGGTCTTCAGAATTAAATTACGACCATTAGTACCTATATTCGTCTCTAGGGAAATTGTACTACGTGTAGCAATATTACTATATAATGGCTCCATTAACACATCATCGAAACAAAGTGATTGACCTAATTCCATTTTTTTCTTTTTAATAAAAAATTAGATGTATTAGATGTATTAGATTTATTAAATGCTCTAGAATACTATTTATTAAATACTACTTTTTATATTAATTATTTACGGAATAATTATAAATAATACTTTATTTGCTTTTAATCCACATCATCTACATTATGTGCACTATCGTATTCTAGAGGGGTTGGAACTTGAGACTTGGATTGTTGATGTGATTGTGGCATCATATTAGATAATTTTGCCATAGTGTCTATTGCAGATTTCATAAATGGATTACTATTTAGAATTGAATTCTTATCATTATTCATTAATGCACATAAAAATAAAGGCATCATTTCTTTCATCGTCTTATTTATCAATTTGCTTGTATCATTATCTAACGGCTTTATATTTAGTTCTGAATTAATACCACTTGCAGGTAATGCATCTATTTTAATGTTTATATTCTGGAGTTGATTTACTAACTCATTTATTGAAATCTCTAATATCATTAACTCAGTTATTAATAATTCATCATTTTTAATTTCTTTTTTCTTTAATGCTAACCCATTACTTAATTCTTTATAATTCTGGGACAACTCACTAAATGCATTATTTAAACCTTCTATTATATTATTATTCATTATCTAGAATAATATTTACAATATGGTATATGGTATATGGTATGGTATATAATATATAGTATATCTTATAAATTATAACAAACAAAGAAACATTTTTTTGTTTTTTATCGCATTGTAAAATTTATTTACACTCTATATTATCTAGGACGGAAACGGAACCAGGACTATGATAACTATATGTTATAGTAGGTGATTGGGATTGGGATTGGGATTGGGATTGGGATTGGGATTGGGAGTGTTCTGGTTGTACGTGTTCTTGATAAGCAGGTAAAGGTAATGGAGTATTATCTGTAATATTTATAATCTCATAATAACTAGGTAATTCATCATTATTTGGTGCGGATTGATTACTTGATTGATTACTAGATTTATTTTTTTTTCTACAACAATTTATTACTATACAACCTATTGCTATAAACGTCGGTATCATAATTCCTATAGCAATTAAATCTACCTTACTATAAGCACACTCTCTATTATAAATTAGTCCATTAGATAAACATTCACATGAACAATTCGCATCATCCAAACAATATTCAGAACAATAATTTATTAAATTTTTACAAATAGATAATGTAGTGTTAATACAATAATTCATTTTATACAATACTACTATTAACAATCTTATTCTAGATAAACATAAAATTACAAATTACAAAATAAAAAAAAGAAAAAAAATTATTAATACATTTGTTATCAAATTAATTATTTAATCTACTTAATCTACTTATTCTACTTAGCCTTAGATGCCGCCTTAGCTTTGGGCTTAGGAACCTCAATTTCAACATCGCTATCATTAGGTTGTTCTGCCTCGTCCACAGACTCTACAACAACTGGCTTTGCCTTTGCAGGTGCCTTGGCAGATGCCTTCTTAGTAGTAGCAGGTGCTTTCACAGGTTCTTCTTGCTCTTCAGCCTCAGCCTCAGAATCTTGGGGCTTTGCCTTAGCAGGTGCCTTGGCAGGTGTCTTGGCAGATGCCTTCTTAGTAGTAGTAGCCGGTGCTTTCACAGGTTCTTCTTGCTCTTCAGCCTCAGCCTCAGAATCTTGGGGCTTTGCCTTAGCAGGTGCCTTGGCAGATGCCTTCTTAGTAGTAGTAGCCGGTGCTTTCACCGGTTCTTCTTGCTCTTCAGCTTCAGCTTCAGAATCTTGGGGCTTTGCCTTGGCATGTGCCTTTTTGGTTGATCCGGCAGTCTCAATCTTTACATCTGCAGACTTAGCAGTAGCGGGTTCGGCACCATTCTTCTTACGACGCTCTAGTTCCTTGCTCTCCCATTCCTTATGCTTAATCTCAAAAGCTTCTTTCTCCTTCTTATATGCAATCTCATAAGGTTCCTTCTCCTTATCAGAAAGGGCATTCCACATTTCACCTGCATCCTTGCTAATTTGGGCATTGACTTTCTTACGGTCTTCAACATCCTTATACTTTTCAGTAATTTCTTCACGCACATCTGCTAGATAACGCAGGAAACCTGAAAGGGGACGCTTAGGCTTATCCTCAGGGAAATCACCATTCTTAATAGCTTCGCCACGTAGGCGAGCATATTCAGCATTGTACTCTTCCTTGAGACGAAGGGATTCCTTCTGGTACTTAGCCTTATCCTTATCAGATAGCTTCTTATATTCTTCAGCACAAGTCTTAAGGTCAAACTTAATACCCTTGGCATCACACTTTGTCTTATAATCCTTTTGGAATAGAATATTTGCACCAGGGGCACGCTTCAGGGTTTTGGCATCAAACTTAGCCTCCTCTTTCTTCTCACGTTTGTTAGCCTTCTTAATAAGCTTATCAAGCACATCACGAGGCTCACCCCAAAAGGTTTGGAGAATTTCCTCAATAGGCATACCATCAAACTGGTTTCCTAGCTTATCAACAATCTCCAGGAAAAACTTTGCTTCCTTCGGGTTTGCCTTAAAACGGCCGTTCCAAATGCTGTGCTGGTCTTGTTCGTTGTCAGATGCCATTGTAATTCTAGTAGGGGTATAGTATTAACTACTATGTAGTCTTTAAACTGATTCTTACTTTGTTTGTTATAATGGAGCTATATATTGAAAATCTAATTTCAATTTTTTGGGATATTTTAAATAGATGTGATTTTTTTGGTTTTTTTGGTTTTTTTGGTTTTTTTGGCAATAAAAATTATTCAAATAAATAAATCTTAAAAATTGATTTATATAAAGCTTGCATTACCAGAATAAATACCAGAATAATATTACAAATGGGAGTACCAAAACTATTTCATTCCCTAATACAACAATATCACCACAATGAAGCTACTAATCCAACCGGATATAATATTATTAAACCAGTGATAGATAATAATTTAGCCACCCATTTTTACCTAGATTTTAACGGTGGTATTTATCAATGTATTAAACCAGGAGTGCTAACCGAAGAAACCCTAATATTACACGTAGTGGAATATCTAGAATTACTTTGTAAATGTATGCCTAATTTGGAACTTATTTATATAACATTGGATGGTGTTGCGCCACTTTTTAAATGTGCCCAACAAAGAATAAGAAGATTCCACAGTATTTGCCGTAATAATAGAACTGCAAAAATAAATGAACGTTTTGGAAGTGATATTGATAAAGGAAATAATATTCGTAATATAGATACTAATATGTTTACTCCTGGAACTAATTTTATGTACAACCTGAGTTTAGCAATTAAACGCCGAATTGCAGAATGCTGTAATAAAAATATGTATGGGATAAATCTAAATGGAAATAATAATATAAATAATAATATATTTGAAGGTAAAAAAATATTCTTTAGTGATACCAGTATTCCTGGTGAAGGAGAACATAAACTAATACATCATATTAAAGAAGGCATCCACAAAGCAATTAACGGCACCGACGAAGAGAGAGCATTATATGGAAAAGAACATAACACTGTTATCTATGGAATGGACAATGATTTAGTGTTTTTGGGTTTAAGTTTAGATTTGCCTAATGTGTTTCTATTTCGTGAAAGCGGTGAATATGGTAATCTAGGTAAAATATATAGTGGTAATAATATTGTAAAAAATTATTTATTTATGGATATAGGAGAATTAATGGAAGCAATTATTACTAATTTCAAAGATTGTTATGGTTGTAGTAAAATAGAAGGACACGAAATGCGCAGGCGTTATATAGACGATTATATATTCTTAGGTATGCTATTAGGTAATGATTTTATGCCGAAAACACATTGGTTTAGTATTGCAGAAGGTGGATATGAAAGGCTATTGAGCGCATATTGGCAAATTCATAATCATACTGAAAAATTCTTAGTTGATGCCAGGAATGCAATGGCAATAAATACAGAAATGTTATGTGATTTAATGTATATTGTTAAAGAACAAGAACAAGAAGCAGTAGTGGGATTATTTGCAAAACGCAAAAAAGCTAAAATATGGATTAAAGAAGATATGAATGAACGAGAACGGCAACAGATGCTAGTTGATTTCTACCCACTACAACACCTTTATGTAGAACAGGCAATTGAACCACACCGTGATGGTTGGCGTGATAGATATTATAAAATATGCATGCATATGGAAAACAGAAAGGAAAATATACAAATGATATGCCAGAGTTTCTTGAAAACATTAGTTTGGTCATTCCATTATTATTTTGATGAATGTATATCTTGGGATTGGGTATATAATTTCGATTATGCGCCTACATGGACGGATATTTATAATGAATTAGTATTATATAAGAATATTAATATTTCTAGTAGCAATAAACTATTCCATTTCGGTGAAAGCAAACCTCTTGACTCACAAACCGTACTATTTATGGTTTTACCGTGGAATAGCCGACAATTTATGGCTAAAGATATTGTAAAGAAATTGAGTGATGAAAACTGCCATATGCGTATATATTTTCCAAAACGTTATGCATTGAATGTAGCATTTCATCGTTATTATCATGAATGTACCCCTATTATATATAAGATGGAACTTAGTAAAGTAAAAAAATTTATAAAAGAATGCAAACTAACAGAAGATGAACTCAAACGTAATCTAGCAGGAACATTATTTATTAGATGAAAAACTGAGTTAATGTATAAAGAAAGAAACCAGATGTTATTAAAATACTAATACCTAAAATACAAAAGTAATTATTTTTTTGGATATCATTTTTTGGGATATCGGTTTTTTGTTTTTTATCATATTGTCGTGCTTTATCTACAATATTATGAATATAATTGGAATCTAAATTATCAATATGAGACTTAATTGATATATCACATATATTATTTTGTTTTTTATAACTTTGGATTTCCTTCATTAAAAAATCTATTCTAGCTAATGAGTTTTTCAAATCTCCTTGTATATCTTCAATATATTCCTTATCTTCCATCGTATTACTGATAATTACTTATATATATATATATATATGACTTATTAGTTAAATAATACTAAATGTCTTTATATCAATGAAAAATAATTAACATAAAACTGATTTATTACTTTATGATAATCTAATCTAATCATAATCATTCTAGAAATGTACAAATATGAATTACCAAATCAATATGATAGGTCAATACCCATAATATCTACTATATACGTACCCACAAACGATAAAGGATTTGCAGATATACTAAGTATTAATCTAGAAGACACCATTCGATTACGCAAAGCCAAAAATAAAATTAATGAAATAAACCCATTTTTATGGGAAGATATTAAAAAATATACCAACCCATATGAACTTATATACATATTTAACAATAAAATTAACAAAAAAAATATACATACTAATGAATTATATACTGATAATAACGTAATTACCAAAAATAATATTAAAAGTATCTCCCAAATTAAACCATTAAGCAGAAGCTTTTTTAAAATGATTGAAATAGTCTACGAATTTATACCTAATATATACAATAATCTGAATTTATTGCCAGTTATAAATAGCTTACATATTGCAGAAGGTCCAGGTGGTTTTATTGAAGCAACTCGATATATTAGAAAATTAGTGGCAGATAAACATAATAAAAATATACAACGAGACAAAGCATTTGGTATAACATTAATTGATAATACACGCAGAAATGTACCTGCTTGGAAACAAAGCAATCTATTCTTAAAACAACATCCAGAAGTAATAATTTCTACCGGCGTAGATGGAACAGGTAATATTTACAATATAGATAATATTTTATCATTAGAAAAACTTATATTACACCACACAGATAATGTTGATAATGTTGATAATGTTGATAATGTTGATAATGTTGATAATGTTGATAATGATGATAATATTGTTGATGATGTTCGTTATGGTATTATTGATTTTATTACTGCCGATGGTGGTTTTGATTATAGTATCGATTACAATTATCAAGAACAAGCGAGTTCTAAATTAATATTCTGTGAAATTATTACCGCATTTAAATATCAACGTATAGGAGGTAATTTTGTATGTAAGTTTTTTGATATTAGTTCATATATAACTGTTGAAATGTTATATATACTTTATCTAGCATATGACAAAATAACAATATATAAACCATTAACTAGTCGCATTGCAAATAGTGAAAAATATATAATTTGTAATAATTTTATAGGTGTTGATACCATATTTATTGATAAATTATTTAGAGTTCTAGATGAATGGAATAACAATACTGGGTTAAATACAATTAATCAACTATTTACTGAAATACCTAGTTTATTTATTGATAAAATTAAAGATATCAATAAACAAATAATTAATATACAAATACATTCAATTAACAATATCATAAACATAATTAATACTAAAACTAATTTAAATAAAGAATGGAAAAAAGAAAATCTTAAAAATCAAATCAATAATGCTATAAATTGGTGTATTCGTTATAATATACCTTTCACGCCATAATTCACTCCATAATTCACGCCATAATTATATTTGATTTTTTTATATAAAATAATCTTGGTTTTCTTGATATTTTTCGAAATTCATTATTCATTAATGCAATATGCTTATTATCATCCGCCGCTTCCTCCACACGTACTGCTTTCATATTTTCCTCCATCAACTTTATTATTAATTCATGTGCTGATTGTAATTGTTCTAAATTACGAGAACCGGTGATAATAATAGAACCAGGACGGAAAATTAAAATTGTTATCTTTGTACAAATAGGATGTTTTTCCTTTGTAGAACAATGCGGATTACAATTACAAAATCCTTGCACCACATTTGATGCATTATGATAATACTTTAAATTTATACCTGAATGCTCATCTGGTTCATATGTATTAAACAAACCCTTCTTAATTAAAATCTTTGACATTTTCTTCAAATTAATATTAAAATTTACTGTTAAATCACTATTAATCAATACTGTTTCAGTATTACTAACGTGATAATTACACGGTTCTGTAATCTCACCTGTTATCAAATCTAAACTTTCCATTGATATATTACTAAATTCTGGTTGGTTAAATTTGCGTTGGTTAAATTTGGGTTGGTTAAATTTGGGTTGGTTAGATTGCAAATACTTTTCTAAATTATAACAAATTAATACATCGATATTTCGAATAATAACCAATCGATTAATCTTCTTTTCTAATAGATTACGATATATTTTAATAAATTGATATACTTCTGATTTAATATCCACTAATGTATTCTCATCAGTTGAATAGATATTTCGAGAAATATTCATTAATATATCATCCAATTCACTAAACTTAAAATCTTGATATTTTTGACTTAATTTATCCACATTATCACGCAATTCAAATAATGTTTTACTAGATGATAATACTTGTTCCATATCACTGGCAAATAGTGTCTTAATTAACTCAATCTTATCAATAGTACGCATAATTTCATTATCACCATACCATTCATTCCCTTTTAAGAATTCTAGATTCTCACTTTCCATAGTATCTAGATAAGTATCATGAATACCTTTTCTAAAATTCTTACGTTTAATATTAAAACTATAACTAACTAGCTGATTTGAATCTACTTTTTGCTTTTGAATTTCTGAATATATCTCATCAATATCAAAACAATAATTCTTTAAAAATCTATCATAATATTTACGATAATAAAACACTTTTTTCAACTTATTATCATAGACTACTTGATAATCAAATGTTTTAGGGGATGATGATAATTGATTAATATTTTGCAATACATTTATCTTAGTATTGTTAATAATATCTATCAATAAATTACCTACTTCTTTTGCTTCATTCTCATACTTTAATCCAGTCATCTGCAACTTACCATTTGCAAACACTTTTACATTTACATTACGAAAACCCCAATACTTAAATTTTAATGTCGACTGATTATTAAACTCATCCTTAATCTTATCAATCAATGTCTCTCCACGCGCACAATTACCATAAAATTCCAAATTATATACACCACCTGATTTCAAATCCAATTCTGGTGCGGTTTGTTCATAAATATTAATGAAACGAGTCAAATAACCCAAATTAACTTTTGCATTCAAATTAGTAATTACTGTACATGTAGATATCGTTAAATTTGACGCCTCAAACGCATTTGTATTCATCTTATTCTTATTTGTTATAATATTTGGCAACTTTTCGGTTTCTTTAAATGACATTTTATATTTGATAAAATATAGATATATAAACAAACATTTATTGCTTTAAATTATTCAATTTTTTATTTCTATAAAATTGAAAAAAAATAATACCAAAGAATTATAAATTATAAATTATCCCTTTACCACCTATATGTGTCAAAAGCTATTGCTAAAAATAAGTTAAAGAATGGAACAAATTGCAAATGATTTTAAAAGTATAGAAAATAGTATTGCTAGATACATATTTAAAAAATATATTATGCCTAAACCGAGTGTTCAACCAGAAAATATTGACCTTAGTGCTGATAATCATAGCAATTGTGATAGTGATAGTGATAGTGATAGCCCTAGTAATAGTGATAGTGATAGTGATAGCCCTAGTAATAGTGATAGTGATAGTGAAAATAATTCAGAAGAAGATATTCTATCCAGAGAAACTATTCTAGATAAACAAAATATAGAAGAAGAAAATGCTAATGCTTTTGATTATAAATTATACAAATTATATTGCCAGCAAATATTCGACCTTGAAAGACATTCTTTTCGGATTTTACAAGATGATGTTATCAAAGAAGATTTAAAACAAATGAACATCGCAGACAAATCATATGAATTAAACCCCAAAACATATAATATTAATGATAATGAAAGTTTACCAGACGTATTAAGATGTACTCATATACGCAAATATAAACATCGATATTATCGATGCAAAAACAAAGTAATTAACGATGATTGTGATGTATGTAAAAAACACGAAAATTGCGAAAATATATACATAGATAAATACAACAAATTGCTAGAACAATATAAACATAATTCATAAACATAATTCATAAACATAATTCATAAACATAATTCATAAACATAATTCATAAACATAATTCATAAACATAATTCATAAACATAATTCATAAACATAATTCATAAACATAATTCATAGTATTACATAGTTTTTTTCATTTTCTTTTGCTTATACTCCTTCGATATCACCCTCTGGTCTTGCTTAAATATACGTGCAACCTTGGGATTAGTATTACGACTTAACACATATCGTGCATTTAGCGCACGAATTACATAATTATATGTTGCCATTTCACCCTTAGTTGGAATAAAATGATTAATTAACTTATGTAAAGATGTATGACGTTCTAGAGTAGTCTTTGTTTCAACATCGTGATATCCAAACTCACTTAAATAATGGTCTTCTGGATCTAATACAATTACACGTTGCTTTGCCCCAGTTTTACCACGTGCCTTTATACACCCAGGATTTACTAATGCATGTCGTACGTGTGTATTATTCTTACGATTATATGACCGACGTGTATATCCACGACGAAGAGTCATCCCCTTATGACATCGTGATGGTGTAGGAAGACCCGCCTTTTTACTTAAACGCAATGCATGTTGCGCACGCATAGAAGCCTTTTTAATAATACGTTCTGCTTTTTCTGATGACTTACCACGCATTATACCAGTCTTACGAATACAACGCGCCTTAACTAATTTACCAGATTTAGAATGATATGATTCACGCAACACATGACCACCAGGACACGACGGCTTACTAGTTATTGCCATATTTAGATTATACTACTATTCTAGAGAGATATTATTATTGGATGCTAGAATAAAATCTAGATTAACATTATATATACAATATACAATATACAATATGCCAATTCAATGTATTCGTTGTGCTAGTCTAAAAAATAAAAATACTACTAAACATAAAAAAATATCTAAACATTCTGGAGGCAGTAATAACAAATGGCCTTATCTATCATTAAAAACTGTTAATAAATTAGAAGCACTTGCTGATTATTATAACATATCTCATAAATCACGTGGATTGCAAAAACCCACTAAAAGTGATGAAGGCTTTCTAAAAGTATATCGCAAACATAAAGGTAGGATTGAAGACTTCGAACAATTGCCAGTTCGTGCAAATAATCCCGATGGGGAAAAATGGCAACATCATCGAGAAGACTTTTGCAATCGACGATATTCAATGATTAAATCCAAAAAAAATTATGGATTATATGATTCAAATGGATTACCTACGGTTATGCATACTAATATGCTAATGTGGGCTTGTTCACCTGACGCCAAAAATATTACTAAAAAAACTAAAAAAATACTTACTATTCTAGAAGATGTTAAAAATATAAAAGAAAAAGGTAATAGTAATTAAATTCTAGATGCTAGAATAATTGCCAGAATAATTTGATAACAAATTATGATTACCATTAAGATTAATATTAGTATTTGTATTAGTATTCATCCAAAATAAATATTGCATTGTGTACATAAACATTACATACATAGTCGATGTCAACAATACTAGACTAAGCATCATAACTGCAATAACTGCATAATAAATATGTATATAAGTTATATTCATTCCAGAGTATCTAGAATGTGGATAATAATCAATGTGCTTAACTAAACATTTTTCAATTTTTTTTCTCACTTGATATTAATATTATTATGCCTAAACAAAATAGAAAACATTCTAGAAAACATTCTAGAAGAACTAAAAAAATATATACTCTCAGAAAACATTATGGTGGTGGAACACCAATAGATTTAGAAATATCATATGACAATGGCAACATAAAAGTACATAGTGGCAATACTACATCTAACGATTTTACTACTGCGTATAATACCAGAAAACTAAACACAGAACCTACTATAAACATAATTGGTACTCTAGATAATATCAATTACTTAATTCTTATGTACGATCCAGACGCACCTAATGGACTGAAGGGGGTAGATAATCATATCTATACACACTGGATATTCACTCAATCCGGTAATAATTACAATGGACGGAACATAATTTTACCATATAGACCACCTAAACCACCCAAAGGAACACATCGATATATTTTTCACATATATAATGCAAAGAATATAAGTAGTGCTGAAATAGAAAACCTAATACAAAGTAATGCAACAACTAAATTACCTACTGCAAGCAATTTACTTACACACGAAATGCAATTTATTGTAGATAGTAAAACATAAAATGAATGACAGAATGATGGCATGATGGAATGATTGATTACATATCACGAGCAGTAATAATATATCCTCTATCTGGAAATCTACGGAGGAAATCATAAAAATATATTTCAGAATTAGAAATAGGTAGTGGTTCATAAACATTATTACTAATAAAATATAAATTCATTATACCCTGTTCATTGGTTCTAGAAATTGGAAATTCCACTGCTAGAGAATATAATTTTTCACATGTATCATTTTTTATTATATTTGTATCAAACAACATTATACCCGTTTGAAAATAATATTTATCATTAAGATTATATCTTTTCTCCAGAATTGAATATATCTGTGAATTAGTATTATCAAATTGTCCCGTCAATGTCCAATTGTATTCTGGAAAACTATCCTGATGTGCAAGCAGTCTATTCAGTTTTCTAAGCTCAATTATAGGTTGAATAGGTCGATAAATAGTCATACCACTATCAATATATAACACATATTGCCACTTTTTAAAATAAGAATTAAAAATATGCAACTTATGCCATTGAAATTGTTTAGTTATATGCCTACCATCATTACCCTTTATTTTTTGTTTTTCCAAATTAACATATTCTGGAAATTGAATATCCGGCAACTGAATAACATTAACTTTATTATTAATAATAAATTCTGATGCTTTTAATGTAGAAATATTCAAATCAATACCAATAATTAATGTTATATCACCTGTATATTGACCTATAGTTCTTAAACTATTACATATTCTTTGAAATCTTGATAAATATGATTTATTACATACGAATACAACACATATAGTATCATTTGAATCTACAAATGATTGACTCATTCTAGAACATCTATTATTTTATTATATTATTATATTATCCTTTAACCGACCAATAGGCAAAGAGCTTAAGCTCGCTAAGCTTAAGAATACGAAGTATTCGTAATATGCGATTGCGCTGTTTTAACGCCTATGGTCAATAATATATTTTTGGCCTATCCTTTTGGAGAAAGCGCGACACGCTTTCGGTAAAAGGATATTATCATACAAAAATATAAAATTAAAAAAAAACAATACGGGATTGTGTTGCCGGAATACATTTTATTCTAAACACAATATTTTATATACTGACCATATAATTCCTTTATTCTAGAAAATACATTATCTGGTATCTTACCAACAATATTCAACTTCAAGAATTTAGCATCTCTAGAACCCATAAACATTTCATCATACATAACTACCTTAGGATATGTATTAAGAAAACTATCTTTATTAACCTTCGCAAACTTCTTTGTCTGTGCAAAACATGACACATATACATTATCACCTTGTTTAGCCTTTACTGCAAAATTTACAAAATTACCTATCGCTAATGACATCATTATATTTTCATCTTCTGTAGCAAATCTTTTAATATTAGATTCCAACTTATCCATCTGTTCCTGCTTTTCTATTCGCTTTATAAAACCACCTGTTTGGGATTGTTGTTTTTCTCGTGTCTCATAATATGACGCCATCTCCTTTTTAGTCTCTCTAGAATGACGAACTGCTATTGCTGGGAGGTCAGGTTCCAATTCACTCATAACCTCATCTACTGACGCAAACTTTGCCTGTTCCTGTACCTTAATAGGTGCATGTACAGGAATGCGGTTTGTATCCATCGGTCGCACTGCCTTCATTAAAGTTTCATATAATTGTTTACTAGTTCTACGTACCTGGGCCATTCTTTTTGCATGAACATAATTGTCCTTACACCATTTATTAACAGATTGTTGGGCTTGTTGCCCTTGTTGATTCTGTTGATTTTGTGGCGATGGTTCCCCTAATTCTAGCAATACATCATCACCACCACTAGATGCTCTTAATTCAACCGGATTATCAGGTTGTTGGTTTGTAGGATCAGGTATTTTTTCTGCGATTTTCATATACATACGATAAGTCTTTAATAATGTCATAAAATCACCCATTGGATGTGCAAATGACTTCATTATCTGCATATAACGTTGCGCTTCTTTCTTATTCCATTCTGGAGACTTCTTCTTATCTGCATAATATTCTAAGAAAATCGAACTTATCATACCATCTGCAATTGTTATTAATGATATAATATCACATACCGCCCTAGAACATCCATAAAAATATGAAGCAATTAATGACCTCGCATAATTTGCCTTAATCGCACGGAATTTCGTAAGAGCATGTCCCATTGGGGTAATAGTACCCTCAGGTAAAAGCGCAGTAATCGCCCCTAAAGCTTGTAATGTTCGCAGAGAATTTAGAATAAATTTCTCATGTGGTGGGGAAATAAATTCATCGAGTAATAAACGAACTGTTTTAACAGTTGATGCCTCTGGCAATCGCATCAAGTCTAATATATCATTAGTTATATCACTCTTTTCAATACTGGGTGTTGGATATTCTTCAAAATTCTTCATTTCTGTTTGCGAATAAAGATGGAAACAATATCCAGGTTGAGTACGACCCGCGCGACCCTTTCGTTGTTTAACGGCACTCTGCGCAATAGTATTCTCTAATAACGAACGCGCCCGCGAATTAGGTTCATAACTATCGGTATATTCATATCCACTATCAATTATAAATACAATTCCATCAACAGTTATAGATGATTCCGCAACATTAGTAGAAACTACAACTTTACGAGTATAAGGATATCCACGAGTATCCTTAAGGGTTTTATATTTATATGCATCAGTCGCTAATTCCTGCTCATCCCGATTACTTGCACCCTCTAATTTAATACATAATGGATTAATAGCATATTCTGGAGGGATTGTTTGTGTTTTATTTGATTTCTTAGTTTTTGTTGAAGTTTTAGTTGAAGTTTTAATAGATGTTTTACTATTGTAAGATTTGGTGCCTTTGCGTGATTTAGTGCTTTTGTGGATAGTAGTTTTATGCTCTAGAATGATTTTCTTTCTCCATTCCGCCATTGCTTTATCTAATTGCATACAAATCTGGTTTGCATCACCGCCGGATTTTACGAAAATCATAATATCACCTACCGCGGTTTTCTTTAATATATTCATTGTTATATCAATTGCAACCTTTTTCCAATCAGGTGGCATTTTATCTAACCATGCCTCTTTTACTGGAAATGATAATTCAGAACCAGCATCTACTTCACCAAATTGAAATTGGGATTTGGGATAATATTCACGAAACCTTTGTAAATCAATAGTAGCACTCATAATGATAACTTTCAAATCACGACGCTTTAGACAGGCACGTTTTAATAGAAGTAAGAGCTGGTCAGTTTGAACGCTACGTTCATGAGCTTCATCTACAATAACACATTTATAATCAGTTAATAGTGGGTCATTACCTGTCATTCTAGAAATAAGAGAACCTGTTGTAGTGAAAATAAGTTTTGTTTCAACACCATTCTTATTAGTTTGATTGGTGCCTTGATAATAGTAGCCTACCTCTTCACCTAGAGTGGAATCTAGACATTCAGCAACAAATGAAGAATTGGCTAGAGTGGGTGCACGTTTTGGAATAGTACAAATAATTTTTTCTTTGTAATCGAAAGTGTGTAATGCAATACGAGGGACTAATATTGTTTTACCAACACCGGTTCCTGCAGTTAGAAGAATTACTTGATTATTGGCAATAGTATCAATAATTGCATCTTTATTGTTATAAACAATTTTGGTGGATAGATTTTTTAAGAGATTTGAATATGTACGCGGTTCTGGGATACCCGCAACTGGAATTGGTTTAGTATTTGCATAAATATTTTTATAAGGTTGATTTGTTAAAGGGTTATTATGTAATCCGTGAATATCATATATACCATATTCGCGACTTATCTTATATGGATGATGTATTGGTTTGATTCTGTGTTTGCTAGATTGTTTGCTAGAATGTTTATGATATGATTTATTTTTATGATTTTGTTTTCTAGAATATCTTTGTTTAGCCATCTCTAGAATATATTTTAGAATATTATATTACTATATAATTGTATTTACATACTATTTAGATAATAAACTAATTCGATAATGATAATGATAATGATAATGATAATGATAATGATAATTATATTATGCTAGAATGTATTTTTCATCAAGTTGCGTATTTTCATCTACTTTCCTTATAAATGCAAATCCTGCCTTACGAATTGAATCAATACCTTTATTAGAAAGTTTTTTTAATAAAATATATGAATCGGTTTCTATATCATCTTCATCAAAAGTATTTTTGTCTAAATCATTTTTTTGCCATATATCAAATGTCGTTTTAATATTATCATTATTAATATTGAATTCTTTATCTAATAAACGCAATATATTACCATTATAATGTTCATCTGCTGCCTGCATAGTTTTCCAATCTTCTAATTTATGCTTTGAATTAACCAATAATGATGCATGTTTACGGTTAAATATACATCCTGAACCACAATGTTTGATAAATTCATTTATTGAAAACCCTGGTTTTTTTATTTCTTTATATCTTTCTGGTGTAGAATTTTTTTCATGAATACCTATTCTGGATTTATCATTTTGCATTATCATATCATAAAATGTATTAAATGATACTATTGGGATACACGATTCAGATACGAGAATAAACTTTTTATTTTGAGGGTCTTTTAATGCGTGTTCCATTAATAATATATTTGCTTCCACCAAATTTATACATCCCCAACAAGTATCTATATGTTCTGGTATTATGTTTTTCTTCAATATTTCGTTAGATACATTTTCTGGTTCTTTTGGATGGCTATAGATAGTATATCTAGATTCATTACCTTGTAAGAATTTATTCCATATTTCTGGAAGTTTTAAATTATTACGAGTTAAAAATAAAAACGCAATCTTATCTTGTATAGTTTGCTTTTGTAATTGTACTGTAAACGATTCCAGGTGTGATAAATAATATATTCTAGATAAACGAAAAAATAAGATTCCTAGAATAATTATTACCAAAATTAACACATTCTGTTTATTTGCATATTGCATTCTAGAATAAACAATTGAAATTAACAAAACAACATATAACTACATATTTATTAGAAAAAAAAGACAAAAGGCAAAAAAACAATAGTATATCGAATATCGAATATCATACTAGAAATGGAAATGTTAATTCTTCCAATTGAGGAAAACATTCTGCTGTCTTATGTCCAGAATGTGTACAATTAGTTGCCAATATATGTAATCTATTACTTTTCCATAACGTACGTAATCCAATCCAATCTTCTATAAATTGTTCACTATCAAATAAGTCGAGTACTGTTAATGGTTCTTCATATTCTAGAATTGATTCCATAATCTTATAAAAACTAAATTTACCACTTTCTGGAGGACTTAATACATCATCATTTGGAGACCATATCATCACAAAATTCTTTAATGATAACATATTTTCCTTGTTCTGCTCTGGAAACCAATCAATTAATTGATAATCATAATTGTTCTCCATATATTCATAATCAAATAAAATATCATACATAACTGGATATTCAGGATATGACCCAGTAGAATGTTTATTGTATTTTTCATTATTCAAATACGGCAAATATGATGCACCTGCCAAATACATATTATAACGATATGGATCCTTCCAATATCCAGAAAATGAATATATATTCTGATAAAATGGCTTATACACATTATTAAATTCAAAATATTTCTCATCAAATCCATAGACACCACCATGAGGTGATACCCACGTAATCAAATTAATTACCGGATACTTATTACATCTTTCCACATATCCACGCGCTAATAATCCACCCTGACTCATTCCTATAAAGTGAAATCCATTTGCTAATTCCTGTATATTATATATTTCATAACATAATTCATTCAATTGCCAATCCATTGTTTTAAACATACTATCTAGTTTACCATTACCTATCTCAATATTATATATCTGATTTGGCAAATTATCTGACAGCCAATTTGCAACTGATGTTAACTCTGATTTTTCACTTGATATACCATGCAATAACACAATTGGATACGAATATTCCAATATTTCATCTGCATTTATTTCTAAATCATATATACAATGTGCCTTATTAACAGATAATATTAATAACGGTATTACAATATATGCAATTCTAGATACTTTTCCAAATACTTTCCCAGATAACATTTTTTGTAATTAATTATTGTTTAATTGAAATAACCATTACGAAGTTTTCTTGTAATAGCTTTATATTCTAGTTTATGATTGAATAAAAAGAATAAAAAAAGAGAATAAAATGTTTATTTTCCATATTTACTAGATAATAATCCATATTTAACACCATTATAAACATTACTTACAATACTACTTACAATACCACTTACAATACCACTTACAACATTAAAAAGTTGCTTAGATAAACTAAAATTATTACCAACACTAGAATTTGGTTGTATTGAATTCAGAAACTTATTACGAATAAAATATGTCTTTTCTTCTACATTTTCAATAATCTTACTATCTATCGGTACAATATACTCTACACGAATAAGATTTTTACCAACAATCATATTATTTATTTGCTTACATACTTTATCTGCAACAGAATCATTACTAAATTTTACTAAATATTTATCAGTTGATATTTGAAATACTTGATTTACTGTACATTCACCTCCAAATTCTTCCATAGTATCATAAATAATCTTACTATCTATTTTCTCAAATGTTTCTTTACCAGAAATAATACCATATTCTGGAATATTAGAAATTAATACATTATATCCAGAATATTCATAAAT